CATACGACAAGCCTCGCCGACTATTTGGTACTTGGCTTTGAGGTAAGCGATCTCTTTTATTAGGCCCAGTACAAAAAGGGCGCTCTTATTCTCGCGCAAGCTTATGTACTCACTATAAATATCGTCCCAGTCCTCGGGCCGGGGCGACTCTTCCAAGAGCCACTCGATAAAGTGAGACATTTTAACCTTGTGGCACTTCATTTTAGATAAGTACGTATCTCGTTAATAAATACCGGTCTTAATACTTGAATATACTTATTTTTTGCATCGGTCCCGAGGCCCAAAGTATTAGGGCCGCCCTTTTTACTATTTAAAATCATAGTACTTTTTGAGTCAGTACTCGAGAGTGTAAAGATATCCTCGCGTACGTCGATCCTTATACCTCTATAAAAATCGCCCTTATCGTACCACTTAATCGGCCCGGGGGGCTTTCCGTATTGAAACACCGACCGAAAAGAATAATCGTCGGTTACCGTGTCGTCGCTTCTTAGCCCTTGGGCAAGCTGGGCTTTTTGCTGGTCCACGGCCTCGGCACTGGTTAATTGCATAGCGTGAGCCATAGAAAAATCCAAGTAAATACCTTGAAACTTTTTAAGCATATCGGTACAAGTAGTCACGCCAAAGAGTATTTTAAAAAGGGCGGCTTACGGGCCGCCCTTAAACCTTAAACTATAATAACGACCCACATTTAAGATCCAAAGTCGAGCGTTAATACGTCACTCTCGTAACCGACGACGTTAATCGGGTTAGCCCCGAGTACTGCCGGCTCTTCAAGCTGAATCGTGTCGCCGTCCTCATTTGTGTGCCCTGAGACCGTGAGGGTCCACGTCTTGGGCCCGTCGTTTGCAACCACGCCCGATACGGTTACCGGGTCGCCGGCTGAATCTTTCACCCGCCAAGCGGCCGACTGAGCGAGCTCAGTCTTGAAAAGATCGTAAAAATTAGTACTACCGCAATCGGTCTCGGCACTAACCTCGATCGTCGTGCCACCCTCGGCCGCGGCCACAAGGGTAAGCTTGACGTCCTCAAGCCCGGCCAGCTCGGCCAGTAAGTAAGAGTCAAAAGACACTTTCTTAAAGGCGATCTTTTCGTTAATATATACCGGGTCAAAGCTTGCCTCAAACGTATAGTTACTTACGTTAGACCCGTCGCTCGGGCGCCAAGGCCTTTGGTAAAGATCCGATAAAGGTACCCCGGCAAGGCCCCACTCGTCGTTAGCGTCCTTTTTACTCGTACCGATCATGGTATTTTGGCTTTCGAGCCAAATAATCGCATACTTGCCAATAAGGCCGTTAAAGGTCCTTAGGGCGTTAGAGAGGTTAAGACCCCCGTTAATAAACTGTAAAGCCCAGTTATATTTGCCCTCTCTCACCGTCTTGACGGTACCGTAACCAAAGGTTTGCCTTGTGGGGTCCTCGGTGTTATCGGTGATCGTTTCAAACGGCTGAAAAGGGTATATTCTCGAGGCCTGAGCCGCGCTTACGGCGGCCGCAAGAGTCGCCGCAATATTTGCGTCGAGTAGCTCGTCACTCGTAAAGACCTTGTTTTTTGGTACCAAGATCGCCCCGGTTATGAGCTTGGGGTCAAAAAAACACTCGCAAATACCAGTGTTTTTAACATCGGACCCGCAAAAAATTTTGTTTAAACCTTCCATTTTAATATGGTTTTACGCTGTTACGCAATTTGGTAAATATGTTTGTAATTGCAAGTCGCTGAGCTCGATACCGTCTAAAACATCATTGAGTAAGTACCCGTCATTTTTGTAAAGCTGAGGGTCGCCCCAATGAGGGCGATCGATACGGGCGTGAACAAAGGGCCCGTACTGCATAAAATCGCCCGACACTTTTAACTGATATAAAAACTCTTCATAAATTGGCACTAGGATCGGCTTAAAGACCCGGGCCTCGCGCTGCTCACGAGTGTAATCTTTGCTCGTGGTATGCAGTATGATAATTTTAACGTCGGCGATACCGGTTAGCCCGAGGACCCGGTTATTAAGTTTGAAGTCCTCGAAGAGTACGACGAGGGGGTACCGCTGGTCTTTGGCCGTTTTGCCTTGAGCGATAAGCCTCTCGCGTACGTCGTTATAGTGCCCGTACTGGTAATAAATACCCGTAATTTTTGGATCGACGGCTTGTAGCTGCAAAAGCAGCTTGGCGCTCGTTTTTTCGACCGCCTTACCGATTAAATCCACTATACGTACGGGGTTTTTCAAAATCCTAAAGAGTTAATTTTTTTTAATAGGTGCTCGCACCCTGACGGCGCGCACTTGTCACACCCACACCCGCAAGAGCACCCCGGCCAGCAAATTTGCCACTCGGGGTATACCGACTTATTAGCTTTAAGGTACTGGTATAGTAACTTGTTAAGGTCGACCATACGGTTCCAAACCTCGGTTAATCGGTCGACGGGGCTTACGTTCCGATTATTATCGGTCGTACTGGCCACCTCGCCGACTAGCGTAAAGTCGGTCGTTTTGTTGCTCACATATTTGAAAAAAACATAGTTAGCGATCGGGCTAATCTTTTGCGCGGGGGCCGAGGGTGCAAACCCGGGCCAGTTATAAAGGCAGCTCTTATAAGTAAAGTCGCCACCGTTCAAAAGATTAGCCCAACGCTCAGCCGGTACACCCGACCCCTCGGTACCCGTTACAAAAGCCCGGTAAAGACTTAAGCCCAGTACGCAAGCGAGGTACTCGCTCTCGTACTGGTCGATAAAGTTCTCGACGTCTTGCTCGCCCTCGGTGTTACCCGCTTGCGGCAAGTTTAGCAAATTGTAAAAGTATGAGGTATCGATATACATAGCGCTAAAATTAAATAGCTTTCGCCTCGGCTTTTTTCAGGTTTGCGGCTTTCCGAGCCTTGATACGACGTATCATTGCCTCGGTATCTAAGGGCTTAACCTCGATCTTTGCGCCTTTTTCCTGTAGTTTTTTAACAAGATCCTTATGAATCGCGTGAGTTGACCCCTTTTTATAGATCGGGGGCTTGCCGGCAGCGGTGCCGGCCTTGCTATTGTAAGCCTCTTTAAAGGTTACTAAGCGGGTGTTTTTTTCCTTGTTATTCATTGTGTGTCGTTTTAGACTGTCTCAAAATCACGCGGCTTTACGCCTCGATACCGGCTTTGATATTTGCCCATGTATCATACAGCACACTATTTTCACGGTGTGTCGGCATGAAAGACAAAAATCTTTGGTACCCGCGAAAACTCGTACGATCGTGACGGAAATCGTCGGCGTTTAATCCACGTTCAAAGACCATTGGCCCGTAAGCGTAAATCTTAAAGCCGAGATCGCGGCCCACGACAAGTACGTGATCGCTATCGATATCCTCTTGGTCAGCGGCGACAATAAGCACCCCGGCAATAAACACTTGGCCAAGCGTATTGGTATACACAAGGTTACTATTTTGGTACCGGCCGTCGCTGTCTTTCAAGTGGTGTATTAAATACCATACGTCGCTCGCCACAAAAGCGATCGCGGGCTCTTCGCGGCGATACCGCATAGTGGCAAAAGCCGCAATAAGCTGGTCGATATAGTTAGTACTATTCGCCGCAAACTCATTGTTATAGCCGGGCGTCGCGGTAAATTGCGTCGCGTTATTTAAAAGGCCCTCGGGCGCGTTAGGATCGACCGCCGGGTTATTGTTCAAAAGCCCGTCGTTTATTGCCTCAAACATTTCGTCGCGAAAATCCTCACGGATCCAGCGCTCAAGACTTGCAACGTCTTGCAAAAGACAGTCCTCGACCGTGCCGAAAATTGCCACTTTTTTAGCCTCGACCCGGCCAGTAGTTACGCGAAAAGATCTTTTAGGTTTTTCGTCACCGCATAAGATCCACTCGGCGCTACCACTGTCACCGCTCAGGCTATCGACGTCGTCGCCGTCCTCGACCTTAACCAAAAAGACGAGCTCGGGTACCGTGATCGTTTGAATATTGAAATAGTCGAGTATAAGGTTAGTCTTGCGCCGGCGCTGGTAAAGCGTGGGGTCGATAAATCGCCCGGTAAAAGCGCTCGGGTCAGTGTCAGCACCGCCCTCGAAAAAGGTAGCCGTACTGAAATTTTCAGCGGCTTTATTTGCGCCGATCTCAATTTTCGCGTCGTTTTTCGTTTTGCTTTTGTTATCGCCGAAAGTCGCTTTAATGAAGTCCTCGACTTGCTTTGTACTTAGAAAGCTGGCCTTTTTGCCCTTGCCGGTCGTACCGTTCTCGCGGTCCTCGGCGGCTTTCTCTTGCATCTCGACGATTTGCTTATGTATCGACTCGTTAGCCTTGTTTATTGCCTCGATCGCCTTAACGATCTCAGCGGCTTTCATTTCAGATATACCGCTTTGCAAGTCGGTAAGCTGCTTTTTCAAGTTTTCAAACTCGTTTTTATCGGCCTTGTCACCAAGCAAAGTACGGAAAGCTTCAACTTGCTTGCCGATCTCTTTGATAGCCTCGACCTCTTTAGTCGCCGGGTCGATAGGGTCGGCGGGGTCGGCCGGGGCGTCACTCTTGTACGCTATATTGGCGCGGGAAAGCCCGAGCCTGAGCCGGCGGCTTGTAATTGTTGGCGCGTATCTTACCGGGCGCGCGGGAAATTTTAAAAAAGTTCTTTTCATTGTACTGATTTTACAGTGTTTAATAATTTTGTTAACTCGTCAAGTACGCGGGTGCTCTTGGCGGCCCGGTCTTGCGTGCCCGAGGGCGGCGCAATATTTTTAACGCTTTCCGTGGGGGTGATCGGGTTAGACCCGATCGGTACGGCTGAGCCCTCGACGACTTTCGCCTCGAGCACTGGCCAAAAATACCCGGCCTCTTCGACCTCGTCACGGTTAGCGATCTTATCGATATATTTATCCCATAACGCTTTGTAAGCTGGGTAATCCTCGTCGTTAACGGCGAGATCCAATCTTACGTACCTCATACCGACGCTATGGTTTTTAACGTTACCGTCGCGGTACTGCTCAAACATATAACTATTACGAGCCTGTTTTACTTTAGAGTCAAATACAAGCGCCTCGGTAAAGCCCTCGACGTTAACGCCCAGCTCTCGCCACGAGATCGCTTTTGTATAAGCTCTCACCTCGTCGCTTATGATACCCTTGAACGTGAGAGAGTGCTCTTGTAATAAGTATAAGCCTTTATTCTCGCTAAGGCTCTTTTTCCACAAGCCGTCGATATGTACGTCGCCGTGTGAGTCATACCAGTACGTCGTATTTATCACACTGGTAACGTCGAGCTCGGTCTTACCGGTAAGCGATCCGGTCCCGGCCTTGGTTACCCGCCCGGTACTGGTCTCGACCGGGCCAGCGTAAGTAATAGCGTCGCCGCGCTTAATCTCAAATTTCTTTTGAGCTATAAGCGTCTTTTCGTTAGCGAGTAAAAACTTAAAAAGCTCTTTACCTTTTAAGTCGGGTATCTCGAGCGTCATTTTTTATAATTAACTGGTTAGTAAGTTTTTTTACTTGCTTTTCCTCTTCTAATTTCTTTATTTGCTCAGCCGTTAAGGGCTTTTTATCTTTATCTTTCATACGTTTAAGGGTATATTCTCACCTCGATACTCGTCGCGTCGAGTACACCATTTACACCAAAATTACTAGTATCGGTCGTCGTCACTGTAACGCCGTTGCTATCGTCCCGGTAAAAGGAAAAAAAGCGAGCCCCCGGGGTATGACCGATTAATAAAAAAGTCTTTCCCTCGGGAAAAGCGCCCGGCAAAACCCCCGTATACTGGCCCGGTGCTACATAAGTCCACTCGATAAGCCCTATCTCGTTAAGCAGCTCAGTAACTACCGGGGGGTTAGTTCCTGACTGAGTTAATAAAGCCGTATACCTTAAAAAACCGGCGTTAAAATTGTCGACATAATCTTTATTCGCCACGTCTTTTGCGCCTTGCGGCCCGGCTACATTCAAGATCCGGCTATTGCCGGCGTTATTGCCTTGCAATAAAACGTCGTTTAAGGTCGGTGTACTGCCGGCCGGGACCGGGAAAACTGGCCCGAGGGCCGCGTTAAGATCCGTCTCGTTATCGGGGGTAACCCCGTCGACCTCGACCTCACCGATCGCGGCGATAAATTGGCAAGGGCCCGAGGATAAATGCAAAGCGCCGTTATAAAAATACCAGCGGTGACGGGCGCCCACTAAATTAACCGGGGCCCCACCCCCGCCGGGGTCG